AATAAAAACGGAGTCCTGCAATGAATTATATAACAAGTAACATTCCGTACTTTAAAGCGTGGGTGCGACGAGAATACACTACAGGTCACGACAGATACCACGGTGAATTCTTACATGCAATGGTGATCGGGGTAACTACCCTGCCTATGCGTACCCTGTCATTCCAAGTTTTGTTTACGGGATGCGACGAAGAAGAAAATGTCCACGGGGGTGCTATGTGGGCACGAATGCCGCTCACAGCCCTCGTAGGCGACACTCCCTTTGACGAGTGGCCCGAACCTATACCCACGTATCTAGCACAACCGTGGGACTGTCAATCGCATCATCACTCGGTGTTTGTACTTAACAGAGGTACACCCTGTCCGTGGTTGGCAAAGATAGACGGGGAGTTTTATCCGGCTAAATACTACTTCACTGTTGACTACACAGACACTGAAGTGGCGGATGATCCAGCACAGCACAAACAGAGTCACGTGCTTGAACTTATGGATGCTGGCAAGTGGACGGGCAATATCGTTGCTCTTCCGAACAACCGAGTGAGGGTTACTAACCCTGCATGGTTTGTAACGGGCGATGGCCCACCGGACTTCACTCCTAGTCAGTGGGTCCATCATTCAAAACAAGACCCGAATTACGTTAGCGATACGGCACGGGTATTTGATAACCTTTACGCGGAGAACGATTATGAAGAAGATGATGAAGAGTAAGGGCATGAAGCGCGGTGGCAAGACCAAAGCCAAAGGCATGGCAAAAGGTGGTATGCGCGGTGGCCGCAAGATGCCTATGATGAAGAAGGGTGGCCGTGCTGCCATGAAGTCAAAAGGCTATGCAAAGGGCGGTGCAGCAGGAGGCAAGAAGAAGACGACAAAGAAGCCAACTATGACCGTTGCACAAATCCGTGCTGCTGCCAAAGCAAAAGGCTTCAAGCTTGTAAAGGCATAGGCTGATGGCGAAACGTCCCGGACTATATGCCAACATTGCAGCCAAGCGTCGTCGCATCAAAGCAGGCAGTGGCGAAAAAATGCGTAAGGCTGGCAGTAGAGGCGCACCAACAACCGGCAACTTTAAACGTGCTGCACAAACCGCAAGGAAAAAATAATGGCACGTAAAGCCGATAAGATGCCAGCCCGTAATAAAAAGAACTTTCGGCCAACGAAAGCAGGGGCTGGCATGACTAAGGCTGGGGTAGCTGCGTATCGCAAGAAGAACCCCGGCTCTAAACTCAAGACTGCAGTCACTGGCAAAGTGAAGCCCGGAAGTAAAGACGCAAAGCGGCGCAAGTCGTTTTGTGCCCGTTCTGCTGGTCAAATGAAGAAGTTCCCCAAAGCAGCAAAGAATCCGAATAGTCGTTTGAGACAGGCTCGGAAGAGGTGGAAATGTTAAACCTACTGATTGGTCCTATCTCGCAACTTGCAGGTACGTGGCTAGAAGGCAAGGTCGAAAAGACAAAAGCCGAAACAGGCGCACAGGTCGCAAAGGCAAAAGCCGAAGCGGTCATAATGGAAAAGAAAGCCACAGGTGAAATAGACTGGGACTTGGAAGCAATCAAGGGTAGCCAGAACTCGTGGAAAGACGAGTGGCTGGTTATTTTGTTTTCGGTGCCACTCATACTCGCCTTCATCCCCGGAATGGAAGATGTCGTCTCACACGGATTTCAACAACTGGAGCAAATGCCTGAATGGTACCAGTACAGCTTGGGCGTTATTGTTGCTGCAAGCTTTGGCGTACGAAGCGCGACGAAGTTCTTCGGAAAGAAGTAGGCGTGGCTGACGTAACATTCGAGCGCATATCCAAGTGGAAGCTTCTGCCTCGGTTCATGATGCTGGTGATGACTCTGATGAGTTGGCGTTGTGCAGAGTGGTTTATGAACTTGGACGCCCCAACAGCAGCACAGTCCGCATTTGTAAGCGTTGTGATGGGTGCCATGACAGGTGCGTTTGGTATTTGGATGGGCGGCGAAAACAGAGTCGAAAGCAGGAAACACAGCGATGAAGTATAACACATCACACTTTTTAGATAAGCTGATTGCACACGAGGGCTTAGTCCTCACCGTGTATCAGGACACTCTCGGCATCGACACTATTGGTATTGGGCGCAATTTGAAAGACCGAGGGATCAGTAAAGAAGAACTAGAACATATGGATATTCCGTCGATGGCTGTTGTGTATGAGCATGGCATCACAGAAGCGGATGCACGTTATCTTGCCATGAACGACATCAAGATCGTAGAGGACGAGTTGTGCCGTGTGCAGCCTGTTGTCAACGACTTGGATGCCGTGCGTCAGTTGATCCTGATGGACATGGCCTTCAATATGGGTGTGCCACGCCTCTGTAAATTTAAGCGTATGTGGGGTGCAATTCACGACAGGAAGTTCGACGCCGCTGGACGGGAGATGCTCGATTCCAGATGGGCAAAGCAAGTGGGTTCGAGGGCTACTAAGCTTTCAGATGCGATGGTCAAGGGGGAGTTCTGATGAGCGAGGCTAGAGGAAGACCAGCGGAAAACAGTGCGGAAAAGCAGGGCAGCACGTCTAAAACCGAAGAACAGGCGATGCGTACCTCTAACGCCACTCTTACGGCAGCAACAGCAACAGCACTTGCAGGAACAGGTTTTGCTGCTATGGGTATGGCGAAACTGGCTGAGTCAGGCGCACATGATGTTACTGATAGCAAGAGAACGAGACAGCGTAGTGCAAAAAGAAAACAAGAACGTGCCGCAAAAGCTGCAAGACGTACCGCAAGAGCCATTGGAGGTGGCGGCGGAGGTTTGTATGTGACTCCAAACACAGCCACACGACGTAACATTGCTAAGAGGTTTGATAACATCTGATGCCAGTAACAATCGAAAAAGAAGAACCACAACAAATGGACGACACGGGCAAAGAGTATTACGGACGTGGCGTTCCCCCTCGCAAGGCCGCTTCCAGTGTTGAAAAGGCTGACGATGGCGGTGAAGCGGCCCGTGCAGCCCAGAAAGACAACGTAGAGGGTGCAGCCCGAATAGGAAGCAGAAGCAAGATGCAAACCGAACCACGAAGCGCAGAACGACGGCAAAGCGCAAATTCAGGGCGAATTGTTACTCCGGGCACACGTAACTTCTTGCGAACATTGCGACGAAACGAAAAATTGTCTGATACAGAAATCAGGATGCGACCCTAATGCCCCTAACAGACAAAGGTAAAAAGATCATGTCTTCAATGAAACGCACATACGGGGGTAAGAAGGGTGAACAAGTCTTCTACGCGACACGTAACGCCGGAAAGATTGAAGGCGTGGAGAAAGAACAAGAACTCAAGAAGGGTGGCCGGGTTAGAAAAGCTGGCAAATCGTCGAAGCCTAAAGCGAAGAGCAAGAGTCGAGTTAATGAGGCTGGCAACTACACTAAGCCCGGAATGAGGAAGCGTATCTTCAACCGTATCAAAGCAGGCGGCAAGGGCGGACGCCCGGGACAGTGGTCGGCGCGTAAAGCCCAGATGCTTGCGTCCGCCTACAAAAAAGCAGGGGGCGGCTACAGAGACTGATGAAGCACGTCTTTCTCCTGTTTGTCTTTCTTGGCACAGGAGAGGACAAACGTCAAGTCAGCAACGACATGTACTTCCGTGACCTAAACGAATGCGTGTGGTACGCACAAACTTTACACAAACAAGGGAAAAAGGTGACGGCATATTGCCTACCTAAGTTAGTCGATGAAAGCGTACGGGTGTACTGATGTTAGCCGAACTCGCTGCAGCCAACGCAGCCTTCCAAGTTATCAAGACTGCTGTTCAGAATGGCAAGGAGATTGCCAGTGCTGGTAAGGCCATATCTAACTTTGTATCTGCAAAGGAAGACTTAGAAAGAAAAGCAACCAAAAAGGGTGGCGGCTCTGATCTCGAAGAATTTATGGCTTTGGAGCAGCTACGGGAAAAAGAAAAGCAGCTAAAAGAGATAATGATATATGCGGGTCGTCCCGGTTTGTGGAACGACTGGCAACGCTTCCAAGCAAAGGCACGGGTCGCTCGTAGAGAAGCAGAACAAACTGCAGCCCGTAAGCGCAAGAAGATATTTGAGATTACAATTATCGCATCCTTTATTATCGTTGGTTTAACTGTGTTTGCACTGTTTGTTGCTCTCCTGATGCACCATCAGGGCAAACTATAATTTACTTGCAAAACTTGCAATTTTGTGATACAATAAGTGTATTTGGAGAACGCTATGCAAAAGCTGGCTATTGAAGCCCTCAAACACAAGTACACAGCGGAGATGGCTGATGCAGAGTTTGTACTCTCGGTTTACCTTAAACGTGCTGTTGGCGTGGGTGAACATCCGGGTCTCTTGGAAGAAATGGATGTCGCGTTGGAAAAATGGGTCAACGCAAACGACAAGATGGGTGCGTTAGCTGCCCTGACAATGGAGATGGTAGATGCCGAAGAAGAAGAGCCAACGCTCTTTGACAGCTTGGACTAAACAGAAGTGGCGCACCAAAAGTGGGAAGCCGTCCACACAAGGTCCAAAAGCAACCGGGGAGCGATATCTACCGGAAAAGGCCATTA